ACTTCCTTGCAGGAAAAGTTTAATAACAGGCTTAGACTTTTGCCAAAAGCATTTCTTGTTGTGCTTGCAAAAGTTTTAGCTGCTATTTATATAATTCCGTTCAAGCTGTGCGGATGGTTTTTGCTCCAGATTTTCCCGGACACTGCAAGCTACAGCAAAGTGAATGTTTTAGGGCATACAATACGTCCCCTGGTTAAACTTGGCGACCAGTTCGGAGTTCAACGCCCGATGGAAGGCAAGGCGTGGCAGGGCGTTATAATTGTTAAAAGACTTGCTGAAAACAAAGTTATTGCGCTTGGCACTCAATTAAAAAGCGATATTACAGGATTTATTTATTGTGTTTCTGAAAGCGTGGAACTTGACGAAGACGAAAAGCGGGTTGAAGTTTATTGCGCCGAAAACGGAATTGACGGAAACCTTGCGGACGGCGATATTCTTACTTTTGTAAATCCGATTGATTACGCAGAAAAGAACGCAGAAGTTGCAGAAACAACGGTAGCAGGCACAGACGATGAAACCGAAGAAAGCTACAGGCGGCGCGTTGTGAACAGATACAGCACACAGCCACAGGGCGGAGCTTTGGCAGACTACAGAATCTGGGCTTACGATGTTGCGGGCGTTTTACAGACATATCCGTATAATGACGAAAATTCACCGGGCGGCGTAATTATTTATGTTGCTGGAACTACAGATTTATACCCTACGCGCGTGCCAGATTCTGCGCTTTTAATTGCGGTTGGCAAAGCGTGTACTTACGACCCGGACACAGGAGCTGCGAACAGAAAACCATTAACAGCTATTCTGGATCCGCAAGGAAATGAAACCTACCAGAATGTCAAAGCCGTTCATATCACGCATTTTAATGTGTATGTAACAGGGCTTACAGGCGTTACAGCTCAAGATTTTGGCGAATCGCTTAAATCGGAGCTGGAGACTTATTTTAACAACAGAGAGCCTTATATCAGAGGTTTAAGCAATGACAATAACCGCACAGATTCCATTTTGCGCAATTCTCTTATTGCAACAGTAAACAGCATTGCTTTAAGCATGAAAGCAACTTTTGACACTGTAACAATGAATACAAGCGGCCCTGTGATAGCTGAATACACGCTTGGAAAAGGCGAGCTTGCAGCATTAGGCGGCCTTCATATAAACGGGGTGATTTATGAGGGCTAGTTTTTTAGATGCAATAAAACACCTTCTTCCTAGCGGCCCTGCATGGAACATCACAAACAAAACCGATTTGCGGCGGTTGTTTGAAGCCATTGCGGTTTTGCCGGAAGAACTGCGTACAGAAATTGAAAATGTTTACATGGACTATTTTGCTGATTCTACGCGCGAGCTGAAGAAGTGGGAAGGTGTTTTTACTGTAATTTTTACAAAAGCGGAATTAGAGCAGCGCAGGAAAGTTTTATCTTTGCTTTGGAGCATGAACCAGGGCGGTCAGAGCAAAGATTTTTTACAATCGGTTTTGCAGGGGATTTTCCCGGAAATCATTGTAGAGGAAAATATTCCGTGCGCAAATCCTAGACAGGCGAACATTGCCTATCTTTGTGTTTGTGATAACTCGGTTATGGTTTGCGGAAACACTAAAGCCTGCTGCGATTACCGTGAAGGCGATGAAACTTTTATTCCGTCTGTTCTGCGCAACGATACTGCAAGCCCGTATTCAATCCCGAATGATGCGGATTACTGGGCGTTCTGTTTTTATGTATGCAAAAAGGTTGTAAGAAATTCGCGCAATGAAATTCTTTATATCGAAAAGCTGAAAATTCCAATTCTTTATAAAAACTATATTGAATATCTGATTCTGCGCATCAAGCCTGTGCATACTGTTGCGGTAATGGCGGTGGAATGGATAGAGGAGCAAAACAATGATTAAAATTGACGGCAATTACACAGACTTTAGGGATGACACAGATGAAAAATATCCTTATGGAAAAGCCGTTGCTGCAAGCACACCGAACAGCACGGACGGCACGCCGTGGCGCGTTACGCTGTTCAACGATTTGCACGGAGCAAGGCAGGCGATTTTCAAAAAGGCATTTAGCGGAACAGATCGCACACCCTCCAATCAGCCGGATAATATCGAAAATTCAGATTTGCTGGACGCGATTTTAAAAATCATAAGCGATGCTTTTTCTTCCAGGCTTTTTAGTGTGGAAATATCCGGCACGGACGCTGTCATTCCGTGGGCTGATATTGGCACTGTGTACGATGCAGAAAAGAGTTATGCGGCAATTGTTACACCAGCTGGAAACTACGAAGAATTCTTGCCGTTTGGAACTGAATGTAAATCAGACGGCCTGCACATTTACCCCCGCCGTCTGATTAACGGAAAAATCATTGCTGGAACCAGACACAAAAAATGGGGAACAAGAAAATGGGGGGACGGAAAATGGAATGACTATGATTCAATGAAAGTAAACTTGCAGTTTGCGGAAGTTGAGTCATAAAAAAAATAATAAAATTGCGGCTTGCCGCAAAAGGAGTTTAAGCATGGTAGGAATACCTAAGGAGTGCCAGACCAAAAAGGACTGGCAAAACGCCGTTGATTATGCGGTCAGGCATAACACGGGCAAAACAGAATTGCACAGCCGTCTGCGGCATCTGCGCGATGACCACTACATGAATGTCTTGAAAGAAGAAAGCAAAGAAAAGCCTGTTGAGGAGCAGACGGCGGATGATTATGAGAGCATGGACAATCCGGCTAGTGAAAAATACAGGCTTGGAATCACAGACGAGGAGATTGAAAAAATGATGGAGGCTTTAAGATGAGTTTGACTTTGTACAGAGATTTGGTGGACGACTGTTCAGTTGCCTGCATTCCAGAAAGCGGAAACGTGAAGTCCGTAAAAGCCGCTTTTCTGGAAAAGCAGAACCCTTTTGAATACGATGCGGACATCTTGAAGTTTGCTGAAGGTGTAGGAATTCCAATCTGGAACGGTGAAACATGGATTCAGACAATTAACCGTGAAGAATTCACTTTTGACCCCGCAGGCTTGCTTGACACAGGCAACGAGCTTGAATTTGGCGTTGATTACTGGGTTTATATCTGTCTGGACGGCACAAACCCGGAAATCGTTGTTTCTAAAAACGGAACTTTCCCGGACGGTTCAACAGCTGCTACTTCCCGCAAAATCGGGCATTTTTATTATGGCTCTATCCGCAAAGTTTCAAATGACGGCCTGTGGATTCCTGTCGATTCAGCAGGAAACAAATTCGGCTCAAGCGGCACAAAATGGCAGGACAATGTGACAGAGGGCATTGTTCCTAACTCGATTTGGGATTTGAAGCATAAGCCTAAAATTTCACATCCTGGACTTGTCGAGGTGAACGGCGTTTGGATGGGCGCATTCCAGGCAAGCGCAGAAGAAGCCTTTTCCTTTATGGACAACGCAAACGGCTTGCATATAAAGAGCGGAAAACTCGCCACAAAATACGGCGCAATTCCTGTTACTGGAAGCGAAGGAATGAACCAGTTTACATTCAATGAGATTGCGCACAAGCAGGGCTTGCGTTTGCCGCGTTATACTGAATGGCTTGCCGGAGCTTTCGGAAGCCCACAGGGTGAAGACGGTTCAAATAACTATGGCTGGACTAAAACAACCAATACAGGCAGAACTTATACAGGCGCAGGCGTAAACACTTCAACAGGCAAGCGCGATACTGCAAACGGTGTTAAGCCTTATGCAATAAGCGCGTACAATTTGCACGATTGCGCCGGAAATGTTGCAGAATGGACTTCTGATTATTCAATCAGACAGGATTCTACATCTTGGAACTGGCAGGATGCTTTAGGTTCCGGCATGGGCCAGGCATATTTGCCGTTTGCGAACGGTTTGTCTGCGCTGATTTGCGGCAGCAGCTGGGGCGGCGGTGTTCACTGCGGCCCTCGCACTGTGGGCGCGCTCAACTACCCGTGGTGCGTCTACGCGAGCATCGGGGCGCGGCTTGCCTGCGACGGAGCAAATGCGTAGCATTTGCGAACGTTCTGTTTCCTGTTTATCTGAATATCTGGTTTTGCCGTTCGCCGTTGGCGAACTGACTGTTTTACAAAAGGTGAATTATGACGAAATACCCTGCCGGGAGTGTGTGGAATCTGTTGCTTTTTCAGAAATTCTACGATTTTGATGTGTACTTTGAGCCGGTTATAGAACGTTTTCCAGCGTTTGAAAAATCGGCTTGGTGCGCACAAATTAAAAACACTTTGATAGACACGATAAAACTGATTTTGATAACAAACAAAGCCCGTGACAAAATGCCGGGTTGGTACAAAGTAGACACCAATTTGGAACTGCTTAAAATCTATATCCGGCGTATGCGTCAAAAGAAATATCTCTCAACCCGAACTTATGAAACGGCAGTAAAGCGTCTTGCAGAGATAGGTAAGATTCTAGGCGGTCTTATCAGGGGCGCTGGCAACAGCGCCTGTAAAAACCAAGGTTTTTACTAAAGACAGCTGAAACAAAATTGGCATATTTGCCGTTTGCAAACGGTTTGTCTGCGCTGATTTGCGGCAGCAGCTGGAACAACGGTGTTCACTGCGGCCCTCGCACTGTGAACGCGAACAACTACCCGTGGAACGTCAACACGAACATCGGGGCGCGGCTTGCCTGTGAGGAAAAACCTTGCGGTTTTTCTACGGGTTTTGCGCTGCAAAACCCGCGGAATTACCCGGCTAAAAAAAAGCACGTGCCGCAGATTACGGTCTCGGCACGGTGGCGCATTGCAAGGTTTTGCGTCAGTTCGGCTGCCTTTGCACGGCATTTGCTGTGCTAAAGTCTTAGACCAGAAAGGCTACGCGCTTTTCTGGTTGTTTTTTAAGTGAATAATAATGGATAAACCTAGATTTAGTGACGTTTACGATTTTGAGAATTTATTTTGCGCAGCTTATGAAACTATAAAGGATAAAAAGTTTTATCCCGATGAATTAAGGTTTACAAGCAAACTTGAAGAAGAATTGATTGAGTTGCAGAACCAGCTTATCTGGCATACATACACGCCGGGCGGCTATTATGAATTCTGGGTTTATGATCCCAAAAAGCGTTTGATTTGCGCTCCAGAACTGAAAGACAGAATTGTTCATACGGCAGTTTGCAGGGTGATAGAAAGATACATTGAACCGCGCCTGGATTACGATTCTTACGCTTGCAGAAAAGGAAAAGGCGCGCTGGATGCAGCGAATAGAGCCGGACTTTATGCAAACAAATATTCTCATTTTGTATATTTTGACATTAAAGGATTCTTTGACAGCATTCCAGTTTTGCCGCTTGAAGAAGTATATTTAAAACGCTTTGTAGATGATTCTGAAATAATGTGGCTGCTGCATACAATCTTTATGAAAGATTGTAACGGCGTAGGCATAAAGAAAGGATGCAGAACAAGCCAGCTTTCAGCAAATGTTTATTTAAATGAATTAGACCATTTTATCCGGCATACACTTAAAGCAAAGTCGTATGTTCGATATATGGATGATTTTATAATCTTCAGTAATGATGCGGAGTATCTGAAGTTTTGCCGGGCTGAAATAGCGCGATTCCTGGAAGAAAAATTATTCTTGAAACTGAATGATAAAACTTTTATTGGCGTGACTTCACAAGGATTTGAATTTGTAGGTTATAGGATTTTTAAGGATTATAAAATCATACGGAAAACGGCCTTAGACAGAAGCACAGAGACAATAAAATCATGGAAGGACGGCAAAGTTGATGATTTATCCTTTTATCGGAGTACGGCAAGCCGTGTAGGACATTGCCAGGGCACGGCCAGCTATAAATGGTACTGCGAGTATTTATTGAAGGCGTTGAAGTTTGCATTGGTAGACAGGACGGAAGAAAAAGATTTTCTTTAACTTTGTTTTTGAAAAACGCTTGACAAGTATTTATAATATATGTATTATATAAATATGATATACGAATGGGACAACGAAAAGAACGAATACAACAAGAAAAAACACGACGGTATCAGTTTTGAATTTGCTGTTCGCGTTTTTCTTGATACAAAGCGCATTGAAAAATACGATTACAACCATTCAACAGATACAGAAGACCGTTGGAATATAATCGGAAAAGTAAATGACATTCTTTTTGTTGTATATACAGAACGGAATGACAGAACCCGCATTATTTCTGCCAGAAAAGCGACGAAGGAGGAAATTGATGAATACTATGACAACTATGACCTTAGATGATTTGAAAAACCTTCCGCCACTCACAGAAGAGGAGAAGGCAATTATAAAAAATGCACGTGCAACACCTACGGAAGATTGCCCGGCGATGACAAAAGAAGAGCTGAAAGGGTTTCGACCGTGGTACGCAAAAACAAAAAAGCCTGTTACAATAAACCTTGATACAGGCGCTATTTCTTATTTTAAGGAACTAGCTGAAGAAACAGGTATTTCTTACCAAAACCTTATAAACCTTTTTCTTGTGCAATGCGCAAAAGAGAAGAAACGCCCTGTATTTGCATAAACAAAAACGGCAATTACTCACGTGAGCAGCTGCCGTTTTGTTTGACTGCTCTAAGTTTTTAGAGTATATCATCAAACAAAGTTGTCTAGCCGCACCATGCGTTTTTAAATTCTGCGGACAGGGCGGAAGATATTATAGAGTAACTGGAAAACCGCACATTTTTAAAACATATTGCGCGGTTGTAAGACCTTCAGCTTTTGCAGCTTCTTGAATTGCAGTTTTTTGAGCAATACTACAGCTTATTGCCAGCTGTTGACGACCACCGGCATATTTTTCTTTTCGACCTGCGTTTTCACGCTTGCCACCGCGACCAATATTTGAAACAGTTTTTTCTTCCATAATTACTTCTCCTACAGGTAAAAAGCCAGCAGATTTCTAAAAAAATGAAATTTGCTGGCAAAAAAAACTACATTAAAAGCAACACAAATGTTGCAACTGTAAATGCAATAGCAATAATGAAAAGTATTGCTATAAGTCTTTTAACTTTTGTCATATTGACACCCCCACAATAAAAATTGTACTGTAAAGGCGGGTACTCTCTCCGAGAAACCCGCCAACCTGCTATTTAAGCAGGGCTAAGATAAATCCTGCTATGCTTGCTATGTCTGCAATCACCGCAAGCATAAGCAGGATTTTTTGAAACTTGCTCATACGCGCTGCCTCCTTGCCAGCTGATATAAATATATCGTGTTTATCTGAATATGTTAAGCAAAATCAAAAAAGTTTTTTTTACAATTTATCCATTTCTTTGTTAAAAATATCCTGCATCATTTGCGCTGCATAATCGGAAGCGGGTTCCAACCATGCGTTTTTAGGCGTTTGTGTTGCGGGATATTTCAAGTTCAGAATATGGGTAGATTTGAAAGAAACGTTGTCGCCGCTTTTTCTAAAAGAAGTAACTTTAAATATAGAATTGTTCATGCGGATAAAACCGTGGGTTTTGGCGGCAACAAAGGCACGGGCGACATGAGCAGCCTTTTTACTCTTAAAGTTTGTTGACCCACGAATCACAAGCGGTTTTATGGCACTGTAATAGTACGGACGGCGGACAGTTTTTGCATTTGAACCGCCGCGGGCCTTTGTAGTTGGAATAATTAAATTTCCGTTCGTTCCCCTGTGCGTTCCGCCTTTTTCCTGGCGTTCCATGTATGGGATTCGGTCTGTTGCGCCTGTTTCGCTTTTTATTTGGCTAAGTGTTTTTACATTTGCAGCGCACTTTGTAAAGCGTATTTGTTTTGTTGTAAAATTGTTCCTTAATGTGAAGTTATTTTGAACATTACGGATTGCATTATTTCGCGCTGTTGCCGCCACAATATTCACCGTATTTATTCCTGCCCTTAAAAAGCGGCGGTCTACATCTGCTGTTACTTGGGAAAAAGAAGAAAATATTTTTGTTGCCATAATTACAGAATAGCAGGATCTAAAATTGTCGCTATACCAAATTACAAATCATCAAACAGTGACGGCTGGTCATAGTCAGAAATTTCAAAATGCGAGAAAAGTTCTTTCAATTTCCGGCTGTTTCCTATCCATGACCGGATGCGGAGAACTGCCGCGCGCTGCGCGTCTTTTTTGGTCGGGTATTTTGTTTCTTTTTCGGTGGGATAGTACGAGCGGACAAAACGGCGCAGCTTGCAGTTTACGCTGTAAACAAAGCCGTTCTGCGCTGCGTAAACTGTAAGTATGATTTGCGAGCCGTTTTTAGATTCATCTCTTTTCTGCACGATCGGCAAAGTCTGAACGTATGTCATTGTTCCGGCTGGAACTCCAGGATTTGCATATTCAGGATTTTTGCAATGCGATATTCAAGCCGCGCGCCTTTTGAGCGTTTCCAGCCGGGAAGCATACAGACGGCATCGCAGGAAACAAGCTGCTCAAGGTCTTTTCTCATGTAGTCCGCATAGTCCGGTGTTCCGAATCCGAGTTTTTCAAAATTTGTGTCAAGCCGGTTTGAGATTTCCACGGGGTTTACAATGTGGAAATTCATCTCTTCTTCATCCAGCGCTTTTTGCGCCGCAAGGAAATTTTCCTTCCAGTTCTCAATGCCGGCAATGGGGCCGCTTATATAGATGGCGGCGCACCTTAAATTGCAGATGTCATCATAGCTGCAGTTTCTGTAAACTATCATTTTTCCACCTTTATATTTGCCGCTATTTGAAGTCTGGCAAGAAATCTTTTTTCGTTCTTGCCATCTATCGCTATGCCGAAGCATGATGCGATGTCCTGCGCAACATCGCGCTGTCCGGCCTCATAAGCCTTTTTTTCGCCGGGAATCACCGGCAGTCCTTCAATCTCGCAGTAGTCTTCATAGGTCATTCTGTCTGCTCCTTGTTTTTAGAATATATCCATTTCGCCATCCGGATCATCCGGGGCTGAATTCCAGTCTGGTTCTTCTGACGGCTGTGTGTAGGCCGGCGGCCGCTGCTTAAATTGCGTCGCGGGGCTGTTTGCCTGTGTTTTTTCTGCGCTATCGCCAAATAAAGAGCCATCGCCCTGCTGTTGGGCCGGCGCGGTTTCATTCAAGGTCTGCAAGCCCTGGTCAGACAATTTGACATTGAAGAAGACAAGTTCCGGGTAGTTGTTTATTTTCTTCTGCCGGTAGTCAATTTCGCGGTAATCGCGTTTTAACAGGCGTACAAACTTGTTGCGGGTCAAGGCTTCTTTGCTTTCGTCTGAAAGGCCGTAGTATTTCAGATAGCAGTCATAAGCCTTCTGGACTTCGGTATAGATTCCGCCGGACAAATCGAATACCAGGCAGTCGTTGACAAATTTATCAAGGTCTGTCTTCTGTTCTTCGATATAGCGGCCTTTATAGCCTTCGCATTCCGGGGAAAGCGGAATTTCACCATGCAGGTTGATGTTCAAATCTATATAAAGCTCCATAAAATATTTGACAACAGCAGGAAATTCCGGGCGCAGATAGTTTATAAAGCCTGTCGCGGTTTTGCCGCCTTCGCCTTTTTTATGCTGGACATTGAACGGAATTACAACCATTCGGGAAATTGCGGCCTCATCGTGAGCGTCGAAGTTCGGAGAATAGTTCGATGCGATGATAATTTGCGCTGTTGGAATGAAGTCGTGCGGATCGCGGTACAATCCACGGGCTGTAAGGGTGTCGCCACCTGTAAGCTCTTTCCAGAAAGATGTATTAAGCGAAGCGTTGCGGGCGGTTTCCTGGGCGAACGCGCAGCATTTGCCTTCCAGCTTTGCAATTTCCGGGTTTGCTTCGTTTCCGCTTGCGCGTTTGAATCCTGTTGAAACAAGCACATCCGATTTTACACGGGCGCACATTCCTTTGAATATTTCTTCTACAATGTTGCAAGTTGTAGATTTACCCGTTCCGCCTTTTCCTAAGAAAATACCGCCGTACTTAAAGCCCGTATTGCGGCTGGGAATGAGCGACAAATAATAAAGCAGGGTTTGAAGCGTTTTCTCGTCTTTGAAGTTGCCCTTCATAAACTCCAGAAACTTTTCCGGCTTTCCAGCTTTGCGCAATTCTTCTTCTTTGTAAGGCAGCATTTCGCGGCGGTATTCTTCCGGGCGGCTTTTTCTGTATTCAATTTCTTTACCAGAAAAGTCTACTACACAGTCCAAAAGCGTGAGCGTTTCGCGCATTTGCGGGCCGTCAAAAGGAACATTTTCTCGGAATACATCGGGTTTTAAGCCGGACAAATCCTGCGCAAGCTCCACACGGAAGCGGCGGCCTTCCAGCTTTTTGACAAGGTCGTTTATAAGGCTTTTTTTGTCAAAATGCTTTTCAAGATATTTAAGCATGAGATTAAGCAGGATTGTATAAGCTGCGCCCGGCGCGTCTGGTTCACGAACCCAAACATGGCCGTTAAAAAAATACCAGCGTTTTTCACATTCAACATAAATCAAGCGGCCCTGCAATACGGATGCAACTGTAAGAGCGGCAGAGCGTACACCCTGCGTATTTAGGAACTGCAAAAAATTAACATCGTTTTCCATTTTGTCGTAGTCAATGGAAACAATGGTTTGCTGTTCTTTTATGTTGCGCAAGATTTCACTTGCAGGAATAAGCGCTTTTTCAAGTTCACGGCGCAAGTAGTTTGAAACGCCGTATTTTTCGCAAATTTCGAGAATAAAATAAGGGGTAATATTCGATTTCTTTTCTAGCTGCTTAACAGTTATATTACCTTCGCCCCATTTTAAGATTTCGTTTATTGTCTCTTTGTTTTTGCAAGCCTTAACACAGGCAAGCGCAAAAAGTTCTATGTCTTCTTCGTCCAGCGAGTTATATTCAACTTTTTTAAGAAGCGAGCGCAAGCGTTTGATGCTCAATGTGTCATAATCAAGCCATAAAGTGCCGTGAATCTCTTTTTTTGCTTCCGGCGTTTTATAAAGCTGCGCATTTTTAATTGCTTCAATAACAAGGTCTGCGCGGCCTGCAAGAATCGCTTCGTCAGTATCTTTGTATGGCACATTGTCCGGCAGAACCGCAACTTTGATTTGCCCTTTAAATCCGGCTTTTAAGAGTTTTTCGGGAATGCTTGTTTTGTATTTGTCGGTTTCCGCGAACGGCATTAAGCCGAACATTTTCTGGCCGATATAATTATTCTGTGCGTTATCTTTATCAGCAAAGAATGTGATTTCCGGGATGTTGTTGGGAATAATAAATTCCTGCGCTTTTGGTTCTGTAAGTCCGTTTACGCCGCAAGTTGAAAACACATTTTCAATGCCGGCCGCACGGCAGGCGATAGCGTCAAATTCGCCTTCAACAAAAACAATAGGCTTTTCTTTCGGCAAAAGTCCCGGCATTGGAAACGGGCTTATTCCTTTTGTGTTTACTTTGTTACTTTTGCCGCCCAAATAATAATTGAGCTTGAAGCCGGAAAAACCCTTAAAAACTACTCCGCTTGCTTCCCAAAGACTTTTATTTCCTTTTTCGGGATTGCGTCCGGGGATGCCCGCGCCAACGAGCGTCTGCCAGCCAAGTTCAGCTTCGGCGATGGTGTAGCCGGGCCAGTAGAAAAAATAGCTTACCATGCGGTCGCGCACTTCAACAGGATATGATTGCAGCTGGTTGTTTGTTTTAATCTGCGCGCGGCGGTTTAAATATTTTATGACTTCTTCATTGCGTGATTTATGGCGCTTGAAATAATCTTCCAGTTTTTTAACACAATCCGGATCAGTTGCGAAATCTTCTGTTTTGCGTGTTTTTGGAGCGGATTTTTTAGGCAAAACAGGCGTTGTTGATGCGCCGCCAAAAGTGCGTTCGATTTCTTTGAACTGTTCGGCTTTGTCTGTTATACCCTGTAAGATTTCTACAGCATCGTAAATATCGCCGTGTATGCCACAGGAATAACATTTGAAGTGGTCTTCAAAAAGTTCGCAAGAGGGGTTTTTGTCTTCGTGCTGCGGATTAAAGCAACGGATTAAACCGCGCTGGGCTTTTATGCCCTTGTATTGGAGATATTGCAATAAGCTGTTTTTATATTTTGAAAAGTCCATTCTATTTTATATATGGGCAAAAGCCCCCCCCGTTGCTATTTTTCTTTGCATGATACAATTTCGCCGCCGAATTCTTTTTTCAGCAAATGGACTGCCAGCGGAAATTCGGGCGACTTCGTAAAATCTCTTGTTATCAGGTTCAGTTCCTGCGGGCTGTATTTCGTGCCGTCTTTGCAGAAAAGCCAGCCGGACACTTCATCAAAAGCAATGCGTTGTTTTAGAGTTTCTGAATAAATAAAGTGCCATTTGGCTTTCTGCGATTCCGGCATTAAAAGTCCTCCAATGTTTCCTTATTGGTCTCGTCATATACAAGCCACTGAACCAGCGGGATATTTTTTTCGAGCCAGGCGAGGCGGCTTTTCGTTCCGTCAAAGGAATAAGTGCCGTCAAGCTCAAGCTGCTGAAAATGACCTTCAATTTTGAGGCAGCCATAAATAGTGTATTTTTCCTGCTGTTCCGGTTTCTCTGGACTGCCCACCTGTCCGTCTTTGTAGTCGTGCAAGATTTTTGTTGCGGCGGCGTTTGTTCCGCCAGCTTCTGAAAGCTCCTGCACCTTGCCCGGCAAGTCTTCTGAATCCACGCTTCTAAGCTGCGCAAGGGCGCGGGTTTTGAGCGAGCTTGTATCAACACCCGCCGCTTCTGCCTGTTCACGCACTTTTGTTCCTGCAACAATGTCAGAAACATAACTTATAGGCTTTGAAAGAAGTTCTGCTATTTCCTTTTGGGAAAGACCTTTTCCAAGCATTTCGCGGATTGCGTTTTCTTTATCCTGGGCGGTTAAATCCGTGCGCTGGATATTCTCAATCATTTGCAGTGTCCAAGTGTCGCCCGTGCGGATGCAACATTCTACAAGCCCCACATCAACGCCCTGTTTTTGCAAAAGAGCAAGAGCGCGTAAACGGCGATGGCCACAAATCAATTCATAAACATTCTTGCCTAAGCCTGGTTCAATCACGCCCGGCTTTACCGTAAGAGGGTTAAGAAGACCGTTCGCTTGAATGCTTTTCGCAAGATTTTCAATTTCCTGCCAGTCGTAAACTTTACGGACATTGCCGCTTTCTTCACGGATTTGCTCAAGCGGAATTTTTATTGTTGAAAGATTGTTGTTTGAAAACTTTGCCATTTTATGCCCACTCCTTGCCTGTTACAGTCTGAATAAAATTCATCATACGCTTTTCTACAGTTACAGGAATTTTATAATTTGGATTCTGAACGAGCTTCTGGAAACTATTCACAAGCGGAATAGGATTTTCAATCATAAAATCGCCAAAAGTGTTTTTGTACTGTTCCCAAATATTGCCAGGGTCACGGTTTTTGTTATAAGCATTACAGACAACAAAAACTTCTGATTCAAGACAGCAATCCTGCAATGTATCCATATACTGAAGTGTCGCCTTGAAGTCGAGCGGCGAACATTTGCCGCTTACAATGATTGTGTCAGCTGCAAAAACAGCGTTGCGGGTCTGGGCGTTCCAGGTTCCAGGCGGGTCGATGATGATATAGTCGTATTTTTCTGCAAGGCCCTGTTTCTTGATTTCCAGCTTTAGTTTTGTGTCCATTACATTTGAAAGCATAGACAAATCAAGGTCTTCTGGAATGATTGAGAGTGTTCCGCCGCTTGTATGTTCTTTAAGCAAATACGGCTGAACTTCACGGCCTGTAAGAAGGAGTTTTGAATTCCTGTCCTGCAGAACTTTTCCGTAAACTTCGGAAATACTGCAGTTCGGGTCAAGTCCGATTACCAGCACTTTCTGCCCATGTCTGCAAAGAAATTCTGCAAGCAGTGTGTTCAAGGTGGTTTTTCCTGTGCCGCCTTTTTTGTTGGTTGTGGTTAAAATCATGGTTTTACTCCTTATGTTTGATTTTCCGCTTTAGTTGCATTTATTTAGAACGGTATGCGTTCGCCGTTTTCGTCATACACATCTGGCGGCGCATCGTCAAAATCAGGGGCTTCTGGCGCAGGGCTTGAATAACCCTGTGAAGCAGGTAGTGTTCCGTTTGCCGCAGTCCTTTTTCCTTCGCCCGGCCTTCTTAAAGCTCTTACTTTGTTTGCGCGGATTTCAACGCGTGAAAACTTTTTGCCGTCCTTTTCCCATGAAGAGGTTTTGAGTTCGGCTTCTACAAGAACTTCACGCCCTTTTGTGTATTCTGAAAGATTCTTCTTTGCGCCTTCGCCCCAATAGCTAACATCAAAAAAACTGGTTGTCTTTATCCATTCGTTTTTAGAGCGGTCAAGATAATCTTTGTTCACCGCCAAAGAAAGCGTTGCAACACAGCTGCCGTTGCTCATTGTGTTTAAGGAAGCGTCTTTTGTAAGCCGCCCCTGCAGGTAAAGCGCGTTCAAGTCACTCATCGCCTTTTTCTCCTTCTGGTTTCTGCAATTTATATTTTGGGTGTTTTTTTACCCAGGATTCCAAAACTACGGTATGGCCGCTGTACATTACAGGGCCGTCGTGATTCATAACCTTTGTATAAAACTGGTAATAGCTGAATTCAAAGTCTATTGCGGCCTGGAAGAGTGAAAAAAAATAAATTCCATCTACATAAACCGGGCGACAATACCGATTTCGGCGCGGTTTTGGATTCAACGCTTTTCTATACAAACACCCCCCCCCTTCTAAGCGTCACCTTCTAAAAACTCAATTCCAGTAAAAACAAGAATCAATTCGCCATTTACCCGCTTTTGTTTGTAATCAACGAATTTTCCCATTATTTTTTGAACACGGCGGACAAACGTGTTCCTCGAAAGACAGTTGCCTGCGCACCATGCTTCGTAACGCTCATATAATTCAGAAACAGGAACAAAGCCAAAATCTACGACCTTGCAGAGTTCAAAAATAAAGTTTTTGATCCTCATGTCTTCGTCTGAAAATAAGGCTGCTGAATTTTCCCCGGCTGCATTTCCGACAATTCCTTGTATTGCAAAGCGGGTTAAAAGTTTCTTTTCGCCCAATTCTTCCAGATGTTCCAGGATGTATCTGTTGGCGCGGAATTGTGCAATTTCGAGCTTTTTCTTTTCCTGTTCTAATTCTGTATCAAGGGTGATTGTGTAAGTTCCAGTTTTGCGGATTTGCGGAAGGACTTCATTCGTTACCCAACGGCGAAATTCTTTTGCAGCTTCTTTTCTGCTCATAAAGATTGCGTGATACAAGCCCGGTTCGTTTATTACAAGCATTTCTTGGTTTCCGCCAGAGGTGGGAATAATGCAGTTTATAACTTCATCTTCATCAAGCGAGCGTGTCAAGTCTGTTGCATTTTTATAGCCAAGAGCGATTGAAATATCTTTTGCGACAAAATAAGGGTTGTTTTCAAGTTGGATTGTTCGAACAAGTTCATCACCAAAAGCCCACGACTGTACGTTTTGTGCTGAAAGGGTATGCACAATCTGCATACCCTTTGTGCTGATTTCTGTTCCTTCATTCATCAGATTTACCCCTAAAAACAAAAAAAAGCCCGGCGAGATGTCGTCTTTCTCACCGGGCTTAAAGCGGAAAACACAGGAGTATTTCACCTATGTTTTAACCACCCAATAAAAAATGAGTGGCTAATAAAGACGACATGAATTAGCAACTCATTTCTTACCTCTGAAAATAAAGGGTAAATTTGATAC